AAATTATAATATTATATAATATGGCAAATACTTTAAATTTAGGAACAGATGGTAATTGGGCAACTAAAGAAAATTCTTTGTTGGGCTACAATTCAGAAAGCGGAAACTACAAACCTCTACCTTTCGATTTTACAAGAGCATCAAGTGCTACGGTTGTAAATAAAGAGGGTTTAATAGAAACGGTACAAAGTGGAATACCAAGAATAGACTTTTTAGGTAATACTAACGGTGCTTTATTGTTAGAACCGCAGAGGACTAATTTATTTCTTAATAGTGAGCCTACATCCAATGAAGGAGCAACTGCAGGAGTTTCTTATGAATCTTTTGATTGGGCAATAGGATTTACTAATTGCGTTAAATATGGAGATAATAGTACAATAAGATACAGATATGGTGCAACTGCTGTTAGCGCAACTCAATATGCCGTATCTGCATTTGTTATTATGGATGATTTAAGTGAACCAGTTGTAGGTGGTTTGTCAAATAGTGGTGATTTTTCTTTTGCAATTGGCGGTTCTCTTGCTTATAGTGTTAATCCTAATATTTATATGGGCAATAATATTTGGAAGGTTTCTGCAAGTATACCATCTGGTGGTAATTCTGGAAATAACGGAATAATAAAATACACTACACAATCAAATAAAGGATTCAGGGTTGTAGGGTATCAGTTAGAATCTGGCAGTTACGCTACATCGTATATTCCTACCTCTGGAAGTGCAGTAACGAGGTTGCTTGATAGTTGTAGTAATGGAGGTAATGAGCAAGTAATAAATTCAACAGAGGGGGTTTTGTATTTTAACGCAATGACTAAAGATAGTGCTTCAACTTCAAAAGCTATATCAATAAGTAACGGAAGTAATACTATTTTGTCATCTTATTTTTATGGCGCTTCTATAAATGTTGTTTTTAATATTAATGGAGTTAATCAATTTTATGCAAATTTTAGCATTACAATAGGACAAGAATATAAGATTGCAATTTTATACCAAGAAAATAATTTTGCTTTATATGTTGATGGAGTAAAGAGAGTCGAAGAAACAAATGGTTCTGTACCATCAATAAACACCTTTAATACATTAAATTTTGCTCAAGAAAGTAGTAGTAATTTTTACGGAAACGTAAAAGATGTAAGAGTTTACAACACCGCATTAACAGACGAAGAATTACAAGCATTAACAACAATTTAAATAAATAAAGATATGAATATTTACAAAACAGTATTTGATACTGAACAACAAGGAAAAGACATTTTAATTCAAAAAGGTGTTTGGGAAGAAGTAACAGAGGAGGGTGTTACATCTATGAGATATATCAATGGAACAAAAGCAGTTGTTAATATTGGTAAGGTAGTAGAAGTACCTGGTACTTATGATCCAGATGGAAAAGTAATAACACCAGCTATTGATTATCCAGGTTGGGCATACGATATAATGAGTACAGATGAATTGGATTTTGGAGATAAGGAAGTATATCCAGGAGATAAGTCTGCACATCAGTTTTATGGTTATCCCCGCGGAGCGGAAGTACCCAAAGAAGATATAGCGGAGGAAGAAGAATAAGTCTTCGTTGTAATAAATAAGGCATATAATTGTAGCTTTTACAAATTATATGTGATTATATAATAAAATCTAATTAAATGAATCAAATAGTAAAACAATTTAGCTTTGGCGACAAAGGTAGAGAAAAAGTGTTTAAAGGTATTGAAACACTTACAGAAGCTGTTGCCTCAACATTAGGAGGAGGTGGTGAATGTGTAATTTTTGAAGATGCTCAAGGAATACCTGTAATAACTAAAGATGGCGTAACTGTTGCAGAATTATCGGTGTTATTAGATCCTGTTGAAAATATGGGGGCCTCATTAGTTAAGCAAGCTGCTAGAAGGACAGTTGCTGAAGCCGGAGATGGAACAACTACCTCTACGGTATTGGCACATGCAATATTAAAAGAGTTTGCTAAATCCCCTATGAAGTTTACTAGTAGGGAAAAAAGAGATGCAATAAACAATATCGTAGATAAAACTTTAAAGCATTTAGAAAAGCAAGCTAAACCTGTTAATGGGGATATGATAGATGAAGTTGCTACAATATCAACTAATAACGATGCAGAGCTAGGTAAATTAATTGCTGATGCTTATAGAGCTGTAGATCTAACAGGAGTTGTTATGATGGAAACAGCACAAGACGGTAATACAAGCATCGAAATAGTTGAAGGTGTGCAATACGAAAAAGGGTTTACAAATAATCATTTTGTAACTAACCACGCAAGTAATACAGCAGAGTTAAATAACCCTAAAATATTGTTAGTAGATTCAGCTGTAGATACTATTAGACAAATACAAACCATACTAGAGTACGTTATAAAGAATAACCTACCCTTACTTATAGTCGGTGATGTTGACGCTAAAGTCGCGGCAGCACTTGCAATGAATAAAAATAAAGGCGCTATAAAAGTCAATATAATTCCAGCTCCAACACATGGAGTAAATAGAAAAGAAATATTTGACGATTTAGCTTTGCTTACAGGAGCTACTGTAATAAGCGAAAACTTAGGTGATGATTTAGACCTTATTGATTTATCATGTTTAGGCACTTGCGTAAAAGCCGTATCCACATTTAAAGATACTGTTTTTCAAATAGCTGATGAACAATCAGAAGATATTAAATTAATTATTGAAAGCATAAAAGAACAATTGCTTATAGAGAGCAATCCCAACAAAGTAGTTAAACTTGAAAAAAGATTAGCCATGCTAGCTGCAAAACTTGCAATAGTAAAAGTTGGAGGTAATTCTGAGGTTGAATTAAATGAAAAGAAAGATAGAGTAGAAGATGCAATATGCGCAACTAAAGCTGCTATAAAAGAAGGTGTGGTTGCCGGTGGCGGAGTTGCACTAATTAATGCAATCCGAAGTATAAAACCAAAGTCATCTAGTGAAGAGCTAGTTATTGAAGCTTTGTATTATCCTTGCAAAACAATTATGAAAAATGCAGGATTAGAATATGAGCCCATAAATAAAAAAGACTTTGGGGTTAATGTTGAGACTGGAAAAACAGTAAATATGTTTAAAGCAGGTATTATAGATCCTGTATTAGTTACCAAGTCGGCATTAAAGAATGCTGCCTCAGTTGCTTCGACTATTTTGTCTACCAACTGTGTTATGTCTAACGTAAGAGGATAATATGAACGCAATAGGTAGAAACATAATAATAAAAAAATTAAAAGAAGGTGTTACTAAAACTAAAGGGGGTTTACTCCTGGCTGAAACGCACCGCGAGGATATAAGATACGTAGAAGCCACTGTGGTATCTACAGGGTCTGAATGTGCGGGGATAAAAAAAGATGATGTTATATACTATGATAGGCACGCTGGTCACAAGATAGAACTAGACAAAGAAACCTATCACGTTATTAAAGCACAAGATGTAGTATTTGTTTTATGAGAGAGTTAACAGGTCAAGAACTAAAAGAAATAGGACTGTTAAAACATTATAGAGTAATACGAAGATGGGCTTGTAAAAAAACAGGTTTAACCGATGCCGATCTAGAACTTTTAATATATTTCGATTGTTTAGGTAAGTTTACAAGAAAAGATTTTGAAGATGGCATACTTATTTACTCTTGGGATAACAGGAGGTGGAATAGGCTGCTCAAAGAAGGCTGGATAGTTAAATGGAGAGGATACAACGGGGCTGATAAAACTTATAGTATATACGAAATCAGTTTTAGAACAAAAAATATAATACAACAGATTTATAGGATAATGCTCGGTAAAGAAGATATACCAACTTCTAAAAGACGTAATCCAGCAATGAAACGAATTTCTTACAGTGACAAAACTTTAGCCACTGCTATAGAAAAAATTAACAAAGATAAAACAAGATAATTATGGCAGGAATAGTATCAGGATTTGGGGCAATGGGAAGTGCTTTTGCAGATAACCCAGCAATCAAAGCTTTAGCTCAAGCTCAAGCACGTAAACAAGAAATGCAAGGAGGAATTGCAACTCCTATGGATGATTCAGGCGCGTCAGACTTAGAAGCTAGAGTAGCTGCTTTAGAAAGCGGAGGTGCCCCTTCTTCAATGAGCCCGGGGGCTATTGCTGCGGGTGTGGCTATGTACGGTTCTCAAGATGCAAGAAATAGGTCTATTGACCCTAATATATTTAACAGAAGATAATTAATAAACGATATGGAATATACAAAAAACATAGACCCTAATCCTCCAGGTAAAAACTCAGGGGAGGTAGGAGAGAATACTTTATGGGATGGACCCTTGAGTCAAATGGGTAGACCTCACAAGAAAGGATCTTCCTCAGGAATAAACGGGATGCAAATATTAAAGTACCCTTGTAGCTACGAATCTAAGCCGATTACAGAGTGTGCTAAGAAAGGTAGGTACAATGAGTCTTACTAAAAATTTTAACAAGTCCGAGTTTGAATGTAAGTGTGGTTGTGAAATGCCGGAAGAGGTGTTATCTGAAATAACTAAACTTGCTGGTAATCTACAGGTCATTAGAGATTTTATAAGAAAGCCTATGATTCTGACAAATGCTTACAGGTGCCCAAAGCACAACAAAGAAGTAGGAGGCGTGCCCAACTCTCAGCATATATTAGGCAAAGCTTGTGATATTCAAGTAAATGATATGTCTCCTAAAGAAGTTTTTGACACTATAGCAAACTTGATTGAACACAGTCATATATCTGAAGGTGGATTAGGATTGTATAATATCTTCGTACATTACGACATAAGAAAAACTAAAGCCCGTTGGGATAAAACATCAGAATAATGGCAAGAAAATCGAAAAGGACAAAAGCGCAAATTAATGCTTCATACGAAAAGCAAAACAAAAAAATGCGTAAAGAAAACCCAGGAATGGGCAAGAGACTTACTAGTGGGACTAATCCTAGAAGAGTAAGTTTTGCTTGTAGATTCGCAGGTATGAAAGGCCCTATGAAAAAGCCAAACGGAGAACCAACACGAAAGGCTATTGCTTTAAAGAAATGGGGATTTGGGAGTGTAGGAGCTGCATCAAGTTTTTGTAGTAAAAATAAAAAAAAGTAATATGAAAAGCAAAAAGAAAACTCCTTGTTGGAAAGGGTATATAAAAAAAGGTACAAAAAAGAAGGGGAATCGAACAGTTAATAACTGTGTAAAAAAATCTTAAAAATTTAAGGTATGAGTGACAATCCTAATTTAAGAAAAAACGGTGGAGACGGGACGTTTGTGGGCAATGCTCTAAGAACTATAGCCGGCGTTACACCAGATATACTTAACATAGTTGGTACTCTTACCGGAGCGGAAGGTTTTAATAAACTAAGTGACGCGATAAGAGGTAGTTCAAGTATATCTCCAGAAGATAAAGATGTATTACTAAAAGAGCTAGAAAAAGACATTGTAGTAGAACAAGAAATATCTAAACGTGAAGTTGAAATAAGTAAGCGCTGGGAGTATGATATGAAATATGGAAGTTGGCTAGCAAGAAATATAAGACCTTTAGTGGTAGCTAATTTTACGTTCTTAATAGATATAGTAATTATAACTTCGCAATGGGGCAGGCCTTTGGCTGAAGCATACTTACCTCTTTTAATGACAATGGGGGTTACCGTAATAGGTGGTTACTTTACACTAAGAGAGTACGGAAAAACAAAACAAAAATAAAAAATAAAATTATGCCTTACAAAAAAAAGCCTACAGCTAAAACAATAAAACAATCCCGAACTAGAAGGAACCAGACCCTTGCCCCAAGCATGAGCAGAAGAGCTTACGACAAGCAGTTTTCTACTACAAAAGGGCATACTAATAACGCAAAAAAATATAAAAAATCATGAACAAGTACAACAAAAAAATGATGCATGAAAGAGAATTAATCTACGATGCAAAAGGACAACTTCACCGAGCTGACAAAAAATATAAAGCTGGTGATAAAAAAGCAAAACAAACAATGATTCACGATCGTGAATTAATATACGATGCTAAAGGAGCCATACACCGAACTGATATTGCTAAAAAGGGAGGACACCCTATACATAAGCACATGAGAAAATAACAGAATAGGACTGTACAAACCTAAGCCAAACACTAACACTAACACTAACACTAACACTAACACAAACACAAAAAATGGCAAAATTTATCGAAATTCCAGTGACGAGCGCAACCGCTCACGTAGCTGGTAAAAAATTAATTAATGTAGAAGATGTATCAACAGCTTTCTGTAGCGCTGCTAACGCAGTTAAATTGTTTTTAGGAACAGGACAGAAGCATGTGTTGCTTACAACAACCGCTGCAAAAGGTATTGACGTATTAAACGCTATCAACGCGGCTATGACGGCTAATCCTGGTGGAATCAAAGCTAAAGTACAATTAGCTTCAGGTATTGAAGTTACAGCATTAACTGTAGCATAGTAATCTATAATAGCCCTATGAATTAAAGTTTGTGGGGCTATTTAATATCAATTAAATCAAATAAAAATGAGTAAAGTAAAAACAATGGAATCAAAAGAACAATCAATTAGTAAAGACCAATTAGAAAAAGTACAAGCGTTGCAAAGTGATTTGCAAAGGTATTGTGCTCATATTGGAGGACTAGAGGTTGAAAAAGCAAAAGCAATTTATCAAATAAACATGCTTGAAAAAGACATGGAGGATTTTAAAAAATCCATAGAAGATGAATATGGCCCTATTAATATTAATTTAACTGATGGCACTTACGACAAAGTAGAGCCCGCAGACAAAGAATAGGGTTATGAGCAATATTATAAGAAAGATAAGTATAGGTGCCGACTACAAGAACGAAGCAATGCATTACTCTGTTAAGCAGACAGTTTATGGTGGGCATGAAATTTCTCATATAATATTTGAAGAGTCAGATAATTCTTATAATATATTTATAAAAAAAGAAGACGAGATAATGCCATGGAAGAAATTTAATTCTAACATGGCTATATCCGTTGAGTATGACCTAGAGTACTAATGAGAAGTATATACGATTTTATCATAAAGCCTGTAGGGCAAAGATATGATAATCAGGTTAAGGTTGGAGAAGTGGACCTTATAACCAACACTTCTATAGAAAGTTTTAAACACGTTAATAATATAGCTGAGGTTGTTGAAACCCCTGCAGCATTTGCGACGCCCATAAAAAAAGGCGATTTAATAGTCGTTCATCATAATGTGTTTAGAGTTTTTTATGATATGAAAGGACTTAAAAAAAATAGTAGATCGTTTCTTAAAGACGGACTCTTTATGTGTGCAATAGATCAAATATATTTGTACAAAAATAAAAAGAACTGGAAATCCTTTGGTGATAGATGCTTTGTTGCTCCGGTCAAAAATAAAGACCCTTTTAGCAGCGATAAAACAGCTAACCTTATTGGTATACTAAAGATAGGTAATAAGTCCTTAGAGCGCGCTGGAATCAATCCAGGAGACATAATTGGTTTTACACCTAATAGCGAATGGGAATTTGTTATAGACGATCAGATTATGTACTGTATGAAATCAAATGATATTGTTATAAAGTATGAACTCGATAGAAACGAAGAAGAGTATAATAGCCGCTGGGCGGGAAGCAATTAAAGAATTAGTAAAGGTAGCAAAAGAAAAGATCGTTGACTCAGAAGAAGATATATCTGCTGACAGACTTAAAAATGCTGCCGCTACTAAAAAGCTTTGCATATTCGATGCTTTTGAAATATTAAGTAAAATTCAAGAGGAAGAAAGTATGATTGCTGAATCAAACAATAAAGCAAATAAACCTGCGTTTAAGGGATTTGCAGAAGGGAGATCTAAGTAATGGCTTACGAACAAACTTTATACAGGGTTGTAAAAGACCATATTAAACCAGCTGTCATTAAAAAGAAAAACCGATATTCCAAATGGGAGTACGGATATAATGCTGAGTACGATACCGTTATAATTAGTAAAACAGGTAAGATTGGTGAGATCTATGAAATAAGTGGTATAATGATTGCTCTACCTAAAACGGAAAACGCAGAAGACATGGGCGACAGCAAATGGAAAGCTGTAGAATATCCTAAGTCATTAAAAAAAATTAAAAGTGTTCAAGATTGGAATGCTTACCCAAATAGTTTTAAAGAACAGTGGCACCCATATATAGATGAAGAATTTGAAAGACGTGAAAAAGGTTTTTGGTTTATTAATAAAGGTAAGCCTACTTACATTACTGGTACTCACTATATGTACTTGCAGTGGTCCAAAATTGATGTCGGATTACCGGACTTTCGAGAATCGAACAGATTATTCTTCGTATTCTGGGAGGCCTGCAAAGCGGATAAGAGATCGTACGGTATTTGTTACCTTAAAAATCGACGCTCTGGATTTTCATTCATGTCGTCGGGAGAAACAGTTAATTCGGCTACGATATCTTCAGACTCTAGATTCGGTATATTATCCAAATCAGGTGCTGACGCCAAGAAAATGTTTACAGATAAAGTTGTACCGATCTCGGTAAATTATCCTTTTTTCTTTAAACCAATACAAGACGGTATGGACCGTCCGAAAACAGAACTAGCATACAGAGTACCCGCTTCTAAATTTACGAGACGTAAGTTAGAAGAAAACCAAGCAGCTCAAGAGCTTGATGGATTAGATACAACTATCGACTGGAAAAACACAGGTGATAACAGTTATGATGGTGAAAAATTAAAACTATTGGTTCATGACGAATCAGGTAAATGGGAAAAGCCAACTAATATACTTAATAACTGGCGAGTAACAAAAACTTGTTTAAGATTAGGTAGTAGAATTATTGGAAAGTGTATGATGGGGTCAACATCAAATGCTTTAGACAAAGGAGGTAAAAACTTTAAAAAACTATATGATGGATCAGATGCATCGATTAGAAACAAGAACGGTCAAACTAAAACGGGCTTATACAAACTTTTTATTCCTATGGAATGGAATTATGAGGGTTTTATTGATCAGTATGGCTATCCTGTGTTTGATATTCCAACGGAAGAAACATTAGACCCTCAAGGTAATGTTATTACAGAGGGTGTTATACAACACTGGGAGAATGAAGTTGAAGGCTTAAAAGACGATGCCGATGCCTTAAACGAATATTACAGACAGTTTCCCCGTACGGAACAACACGCTTTTAGAGATGAAGCTAAGCAATCTATATTTAATCTTACAAAGATTTATCAGCAAATAGATTACAATGAAGAATTGAAGAACTCTGCTATGGTTACCCAAGGTAACTTTCAGTGGGAAAACGGCGTTAAGGATACTAAAGTAATGTTCTATCCTAATAAAAACGGTAGGTTTTTTATTACTTGGGTTCCTGATCAAGGACAACAAAATAACTTAATAATAAAAAATGGCATTAAATATCCTGGTAATGAACACATGGGAGCTTTTGGATGTGATAGCTATGATATTAGCGGCGTTGTTGGTGGCGGCGGATCTAACGGATCGCTTCATGGATTAACAAAGTTTTCAATGGAAGACGCTCCGCCTAACCATTTTTTCCTTGAATATATTGCAAGGCCATCAACAGCTGAAATGTTTTTTGAAGATGTACTAATGGCTTGTGTTTTTTACGGAATGCCTTTGCTAGCAGAAAACAACAAACCTAGATTGCTTTATTATTTAAAGCGTAGAGGATACAGAGGTTTTAGTATAAACAGACCGGACAAAACATATAATAAATTATCTATAGCTGAAAGAGAAGTGGGGGGAATACCTAATTCAAGCGAGGACATAAAACAAGCACACGCTTCGGCTATTGAAACATATATAGAAGATTTTATAGGAGAAAAGAAAGATGGATATGGGGATATGTATTTACAAAGGACTTTAGAAGATTGGGCTAAGTTTGATATAAACAATAGAACTAAGCATGATGCTTCGATAAGTTCAGGGTTAGCTTTAATGGCTTGTAATAAACATAGGTATAATCCTAAAGGTATAACAAAAATTAAATCTTATTCTTTGGGTTTTAAAAAATATAATAACGAGGGGACTACTTCAAAAATAATATAATAAATGAATATAAGTACAAATACTAATAGCTCATTCCCGGATCAGGTTGTAAGTGATGCAGAGAAAGCAACGTGGGAATACGGGCTTCAGGTTAGTAGAGCTATTGAGCAGGAATGGTTCAATTACGGTGGAAGTGGTTCAAACCGTTACGCTACAAACTGGAATAATTTTCATAATTTAAGATTATATGCCAGAGGAGAACAAAGCGTACAAAAGTATAAGGACGAGTTAGCTATTAATGGTGATTTGTCTTATCTTAACTTAGATTGGAAGCCTGTTCCTATACTTTCTAAGTTTTCTAACATAGTTGCCAATGGCATAACACAAAAACAGTACGACTTAACTTCTTATGCTCAAGATCCAGAGTCTTTAAAGAAAAGAACTGATTTTGCGGAAGACTTGTTATTTGATATGTTAACTAAAAACGAGCAAGCTCAAGCATCCGAGGTGGTTAACGTTAACTTAAGTAGATCTAATATATCGCCAGACAATTTACCTGAGTCTTTAGAGGAAAGAGATCTTCACATGCAGCTTAGCTACAAGCAAGCTATTGAGGTGGCAGAAGAAGAAGCTATTAATACCGTATTAGCTACTAACGAATTTGATTTAACTAAATCTAGAGTAAATCAAGATTTGGTTAATATAGGAATAGGTGTAACCAAAACATCGTTTAATCCAGCTGAAGGCATTGTAGTAGATTACGTTGATCCTGCTTATTGCGTTTGGTCTTACACGGAAGATCCTCACTTTGAAGACATATATTACGTAGGCGAAGTTAAATCTATAACTATACCAGAGCTTAAAAAAGAATTTCCTAATATATCGGACGAAGAGTTAGAAAGAATTCAAGACATGCCAGGTAATCGAAGAATGATTCGAGGTTTTGAAAGCTATGATTACAATACTGTTCAAGTATTGTATTTTGAATACAAAACATATACCGACCAAGTCTTTAAAATAAAGAAAACAGATTCAGGTTTAGAAAAGGCAATTGAAAAAACTGATCAGTTTAATCCGCCTCCTAACGATAACTTTGAAAGAGTTTCAAGATCTATAGAGGTATTATATGAGGGAGCTAAGATAATTGGTACAGATATAATGCTTAAATGGGAAATGTCAGAAAACATGACACGACCAATGGCAGATACCACCCGCGTAGAAATGAGTTATTCTTTATGTGCCCCAAGAATGTACAAAGGTAAAATACAATCTTTAATAAGTAAATGTGTAGGTTTTGCCGACGTAATACAACTAACTCATTTAAAAATACAACAAGTATTATCCAGAATGGTTCCCGATGGTATCTTTTTAGATATGGACGGTTTAGCTGAGGTTGATTTAGGCAATGGAACAAACTACAATCCGGCTGAAGCATTAAATATGTATTTTCAAACCGGTTCTGTTGTAGGTAGATCACTTACACAAGAAGGAGATATAAACAGAGGTAAAGTGCCAATTCAAGAATTGTCTTCATCAAATGGAATGGGCAAAATACAATCTCTTATTACAGCATATAATTACAATATGCAAATGATTAGAGATGTTACTGGATTAAATGAAGCAAGAGACGGATCTTTACCTTCTGCTGATTCATTAGTTGGTCTACAAAAAATGGCAGCTAACGCTTCTAACGTAGCTACTAAGCATATACAAGATGCTAGTCTTTTCTTAGCGCTTAGTACTTGCGAAAACATTTCTTTAAAAATAGCTGATGTACTAAATTTTCCACTTACTAAAAATTCATTAATGAATAGTGTATCTACGTTTAACGTAGAAACTCTAAAAGAAATGGAAAACCTAAATTTACACGATTTTGGTATATATTTAGAAATGGAACCCGACGAAGAAGAAACAGCTGAGCTACAACAAAACATACAAATAGCTTTGCAAACGAAAGAAATAGATATTGAGGATTCGATAGACATTAAACAAATCAAAAACCTTAAGCTTGCTAATCAAATGTTAAAGCTTAAGCGCAGAAAGAAGCAAGAAAGAGAAGAAGCCTTAACGCAAAAGAATATACAAGCTCAAGCTGAAGCTAACGCTCAAGCTTCTGAAAGAGCAGCAATGGCTGAGGTTGAAAAACAACAAGCTCTTACTGCGGAGAAAGTAGCTATCGAACAGGCTAAGTCACAGTTTGAAATACAAAGAATGCAAACTGAAGCTCAAATAAAAAAGCAATTAATGGCAACTGAATTTGAGTACAATATGCAATTGGCTCAAGCACAAATAGGTGCTACTAAAAATAAAGAAGCTGAAATAGAAGACCGTAAAGATAAACGGGTGAAAATACAAGGTACTCAGCAAAGCGAACTTATACAACAAAGACAAACAGAAGGTATGCCTAAAAACTTCGAATCACAGGGTAATGATGTGATGGGAGGATTTGATTTGTCTTCGTTT